AGCGGTGCTCATTTGTTTCGGGGCGGCGACCGCGACGCTTCATCTCGTCGCCTATCATGTCGGCTGCCTCAAGTGCCTCGGCTGCCACTGATCTGTCGATCTCCATGTAGCGACGCGCTTCGTTGTAGTTGTGCATCATCTCTTCTTGAAGCTCGCGCTCATTACGATGCATATACATTCCTGCTGAACCGACACGCCCTAAGAACCCCGCGTTCATCGCTACGTCGCCTGTGTCGTACATGTGAGCAAAAGACTTTTTGGCATCAGACAAAGCATCGTAGTAGCTTTGCTCATCTGCTCCGTACGAAAGCTCAGTAAACCCCGTGGCATTGTCTCCGAGGATCAAGCTATATACGCCGTCGCGCCCCTGCTCGATCATAATGTTTCCTGTCATCGCGTCCTGAACATCACGAGGTAAGGACGCTCTGTAGCTTTCAATCGCATTCTTTGACATCTCAGATGTCATGTACGAACGGATGTCGTCATGCTGACGCTGTAGGTGCTCGGGCGTATTGTTGCCGCGCATGTCTGTTGCCAGCTTCATGTTCTCTACGTACGCAAGGCCCGATGTCGCCATAGGCCCACCAAGACTGATTTGCGCCTTACTACCCGCGACGGGATGTAAATGCCGTACGTCAGCCCATTTCCAGTCTGACTGCATACGAGAAGGCCGCTGTCGGCGGCCCTCAACGTAGTTCACAATCTTGGCTTCTTCGGGTGTCACATGAATGGGCTGCTTCCCGTCAGCGCCCATGTTTTGTTTGATGATGTCACCGTCCATATCCATAATCCTATGTATTTCACGAGCGCGATTATTGAGTTGCTCGCCGCTGTCGTACATGGGCCAAAGACCCTGATCTATTTCATCACGCCAGTAATCGTACGCCTCGCCCTCTGTGAGAGGACGCTCTGAATTTGCGTCAGGCACCCATCCTGGGACAGATACGAACTTTCCTGCATTCGGCCCCTCGTCGATACGTATGCCCAATGAATGAAGTGTAATGGGCAACCCGCCCTCATCTGATCCAACACGACCAGTGGCTGCTGAGTTATTGTGGTACTCAACAAGCCGCTGTTCGAGTTTGGATAGACCCTCATCAGACATTCGTAATAACCGCCGCCAATGTTACCTCGATGTCGGTTACACTTGTTGCTGATGTAACAGTGAACGCAATTTCACGAGATGTGGTCGTCGCGTCGATAGCGATTGAAGCTGACAAGTTTTGTTCAGTAAGTGTTGAGCTTACTGGGATAACGTCACCCGCATTGATGCCATTGATCTTTAGCTGAATGTTAGCTGTGCCTGATGTTGTCTTTGCGGCAATCGCGTCGATCCGTACGTTCTGCTTAAACGCGCGTGTAACCACGTAGTCTTGGTTCGTGACTGAACCTTTTTCCTGAAAGAAAAAAGACCGAGTAGCAAAAGTATCAGGCAACTGCGCAATAGGCAGACGACCCGTCGCGTCTAGTCCAGCAACACCATCAGCCGCGCCGATGTACGTCTTGGGAACTAGAGCCGTAAAGTCTACGTTCGCAAATTCTAGCCCACCACCTGTTGAGTTTACGCGCAAGAACTGTAGAGCGTTCGTTGTTGTAAAGGCGGGGATACCTGTGTCTGGCGACGTAAGTAGCCAACCCGTACCGTTGTAAAACTTCAAGACGTTTGGTGATGCGGCAATGTCCACCCACATGTCGCCAGCGTTTGCTGTTACAGGCTCAGATGCGGAGACATAAACACGACCACGGTTGGCAAGTAGCGTTGAGATGCCATCCACTTTGGTTTGTGGGATTTGGTCATCAGCAATAGCCAACTTAGCGAACGGAATAAACCCATTGCTGTCTGTAAACTTATCCTCGGTCATCAAGCCAGAAACACGAACCTGAGATGTGTCCTCAACGATGATGAATGTAACCGCATCGCCCTCAGTCAAAGCTGACGTAAACGTAATCGTAGAGTTTGCGGGCTGTTGCGTATAGTCGTTCGTACCACCCTGACGCTGTAGAACACCGTTGCGGTACACAAGAACTTTTTGATCCTCGTTGTGTACGAACGGGAACACCGCCTGTGATGTACCAGCAATAACGTCCTCACGAACAAAGCCACTATCGTTTGCAGACTGAACTTTGTAGATCGTAACAAGATCATTTTCATCTGTAGCGTCGTTAAGAGTGACAGTGTTATCAGCAGGCGCATTCGTATAATCACTGCGAGCAAGAAGTGCACCGTTCAAATAAACAACGATTTCGTCTGCGTCCTCGTGGATATAGTTGAACACAGTTGTGCCTGTTGGGTAAGCGATAGCGCCCTCATCATCTGCTTCATTGATGATGACGTCGATACGTGCCGAGAATAATGGCGCACCGATTGTTCCAACGTCTGATCCTGAGTTGCCGCGAATTTCAGCAGCCGTTGCAAGTTGCTTCCAGCCCTCTTCCGCTTCAGCGTACGTACCAACTCGGTACTGTAATCCGTTAATTGTATCGTTACGAATTTGAACGGGAGCTTTGAGAATACCATCCTCATCGTACAATACTTTTAATAGCTCGGCGACTGTGTAGTCACCAAGTTCTGCGGAGTTCAGGTAGCGCACGATGTTTTCGATGTCTGCGCCAATATTTCCTGAACTCGTATGGTTTCCTGGGTACAGGACTTTTAAGCGAGCCATGCTACTTCTCCTTATGCAGTAGGAATGCGAAACTGATGATAGTGACATCACTATCAACGTCTTTATCTTCCGTACGGAAGCGGAGCCGAATGCCCCTAAAGATGTGAGTAAACGGGAAAGAATAGTCTTGATAAAGCGGAGCATCGCCCCACTTTTTGTCACCTTCGATACGGTCAAGGTTCACCTCCACCGAGCCAATGTCCGATCCGTTTTCATCGGTCATGTCTACGTAAAAGCGACCTTTACCAGTCGCCTGAATAATGAATGTGTGCGAGCGCTTCGTACCCAAGAAGTCACCCAGCCAGAGAACGGGCGTCTCTGCATTCATGGGTGAGCGACGTAGATCAGACAGCCCTGTGTCTTGAACGAATGTTCGAGCAGTTGCTTCGTACACCCCGTCTGCCGTACCGAACATCAGACGACCGCCAAGAAACGTACCGCATTTAGGTAAAAGTGTGTCACCCAACTGGAAGTTGACGTTCTCATACCCAGCGCGAAAATTCATGGATAGGCGTTGAGTTTGAGTTTCACCTGGGCGCGGGAAAAATACGTGGTACGTCTGAGTATCTGGATCGTAGACGGCTGATATAGCTTCTGGGTTTGGAGTTGTACGAACAAGCTCTTGATACAGAGGCTCGACTTCATCAGACAGAGACGCTTCCGCAATCGTAATACCGTTTTGCTCTGAACGCATGATCGAGTGGATACCACGACGCGAACAGAACAGGAGGTCGGAACCAGCGTTTACGATGGTGTTGTGCGAAATGCAGCCGATACGAAGGTTCGCACGACTGTCCAACTGCCACTGCTCAAAGTCTGGGTCGATAATGTAAACGAGCGTCTGGTCTTTGGTGAAAACCGCAAGACGGTTTGCTTCAAACGTACCCATGCCCATAATCTCGTCAGCAGTACCAATTAGGTTCGAGATGTCGATAAATGATGCACGCGTTACTTCTTCTGTTGGCGCTTCTTCTTCAAGAAAGATGTCGGGGTTGTCTACGCGCGAGAACTCAATGGTTGTAGGGCGATCCTTAAATCCAGCGACGGCAAGACGACGCTGAATGGGCACTCCGAACTTTGGCTTAATTGAGGCGGTAGATGTAGAGAACTCAAACCCGTCGTAGCGGTACATGCGCGTATCTTGGTTAAAGATGTGCACCTTACCTTGGAAGTTGGTCATAGATACGACAGCATCCTTATCGAATGCGTTTAGAAGTTTGTGCCCACGGTCAGATGCAAGGTGCGTACCCGCCGCGTCCTCTTCAGCGAAACACACGCCATCACGGTTATAAAAGCGCAAGGACTTTACAGGGAAGCGGTTGGAGCCTTGGTGCAAGTAGAATGCTGGGTCGCGAATAAGCTGACCACGGTAATCCACGTAGCAGTTATCAAGCTGCCAGAAGTTTTGGTCTTTCTCTGTTTCCAGCGCCGTAATATCCCGCGATCTGTCAATACCACGAAAGCCGTAATAAGTACGGCTGTCTGATCTTACAGATATAGGTGAGTACGCAAGTCTCGACATTATTGATACCTGTGATTAGACCCGCCATCTACAACCTTACGCACGTACGCTTTGTTGCCGTACGCACGTTCGTGCAGAATGTTCGCCATGTTTGCTTGATAAAGCTGCAAGAAGATCATCGCCTTCTCGCTACCTTGTTGAATGAAGTAGTGCGCCGTAAGACCATCAATTACGATCATGTCAGGGATCGGGCGTCGCTCTGTGATGTCTTGATAGTAGTCAATGTCGCCACCTTCCCAGTACGGGTGTTGGCGTACATCCTCGACTACACGGTTCGCTAGTTCGATCATGAGCATCATGACCTCGCCGTCTACGCGTGAAGGAGAAAAGTTACCCGCGCGTACAAGAGCAGAGCGCACTAGGCTTTCAAGGGGAGTAAACTTTTCTCGACCCGCCGCAAACGGCTTCTGTACGCTCTTCTCTGCCATTAATCTTCCTCGGCGTTAATAATGCGGCCTGACCACACCATGTGATGCTGCATCATTGCTTCTGTCAGTGATGCTGGGACACGCCAGCTTACATGTTCGCGAGCGCCATCCCAGATGCCGCGTACCTTTATGTCACCCACGCGTATATCGTAGACCGATGCCTCTGGGTTCGCAGATACAAACATAGTAAACGCAGGCGCTGGGGCGGGTGCCTTCTTCGCCTTAGCTTTCTTAGAGGCTTTCTCTCGCTTCGCAGCTTTTTCGTCAGATGTTTCTTCTCCGCTTACCGCAGCCTCTGCATCAACCCACGCCTCATTTTCTGGTGTGGTAGGGTCGTCAGCAACGAAGTGTCCATCTTTAGTGCGTGCGCGTTTACGTGCCATTGAGCTTCTCCTGATAAAATTACCATTTATTTATGGTCGTTTTTTGCGGAGCAGTCGTCCCTAATGCGAAAGGGCCACACCGTAGTGCAGCCCCTTCTATAATGAGTTTCAGCGCTGGGAGAGAATTACGCTGAAACCGCATCCCAGTTTTTGATGTATGTATGCGTCTTGTCTTGCAACAATTCCAAACCACACTCGGTTAGGTACTCGTGCTTGACCGCATCCATATCATTCGCTTGACGATCACGTAGCAACTGTGTGTCGCGACCTTCCATGTAGCGATACTTCAGGTCAGGGAAGTCGATGATGACTGCCGCATTTTCCATGCCAGGGATTTGACGGAACTGTGGGTGCAAGTGAACCATTAGGTCGCCTGCGAATGTCGCGTAGCGAGTTAGGTTTACACCGTAAGTACCTTCAACCACTGTTGGCTGCCAGCGGTCTTTGCCGAACTTCTGCAAGTGACCAGCAACTTTCGCGCCACAGAACATGATCTTCTGGTTGCTTCCGTATGCGAAAACATCTTCGATCAATGAACGGTCGAACTGATCTTCAGTCATAACGCCTGACGCGCCTGAACGGTCGTTTACGTTAGTGATTGTGTTGATCAATCCGCCTGTGTAGCGAGTTGGTTGTGAAGAAGAGCCGTTTGCTTCGTGCTTCTTACCGAAAAACATCGCGCGCTCAATATCCTGCATGTGCAGTTTAAGAGCTTTCGTAGCCATCTCATCTTCTTTATCGCCTGTACGAAGGTTAGTCGCACGTAGAGTTTCCGTTACGGTGAACGCTGTACGGAAAATCTGTGTGAAGTTCGACGCCACTGACGCATCAAATGAGATGCCTGTTGGTGATGTCGCGCCTTCTTCGTAGGCTGTGCCCGCGATGAATAGCTCATCGCCTGCTGTGATGACGGCTGCGCCACCACCGATACCACGCTCAACAGTCAAAGTTGTTGCTGTACCGTCGCCAGTACAACGCATTACTTCGCCTGTAGCTTGGTTGACAACTAGAGCACCCGCTACTGCGAATGTGCCTGCGTCGTTGTCTGTGATCGAGATAGTTGTGTCAGAGGCAGTGTTGCCGCTGTCAGCTACTAACGCACGTGCGGGAAGTTCATCTCTGAAGTTACGAAATTCAGGATCGTCAGTTGCTTCTGATGAAGTCATCGCAAGCAATGCGTTCAATGGAGCGTTTCCGTTTGGCTCCAATAGAGAATATAGCTCACGATAGTTCTTGGGGCGGAAGTCCGTTGAAAACTGACCAGTGCCCCGCAGTCCTTGAATACCAGCCATTGCTAGTCTCCTTCTAGGTTTAGGTTACTTTATGTGCGAGGTACTCAAGATCACGCGGAACAATCACGCGAAACCTATCGTCCCATATAGCAACATCGACATAAAAGGAGCCGTAGCGCCCATCGACATTAACTAGATATTGTCAGAAAATTCTGTAGCGGTCGTCCCACTTGTAAAAAAAATCGGCCCGAAGGCCGACTTTCTTAACCCATGCGCTTATTCATAGCGCCCATTGCAAGTCGTGCGAGGGTATCATCTTGACCAGACATCGCCGCTTCGCTTGTTGGGCCACCCGATTGAGAACGCAAGTATGCCTCACGACGGGACGCCATTTCACGTAAGCGTTCAAACTCTGGTGTATTCATTTGGTTCTTAAAGTCGTTGACGACTTTGTTGGTTAAGCCAGCATCCGCAAAGTCCTCGGCAGTGTACCCACGCTCCAATGCGTACGCACGGAAGTCGTCGATTGCTTCGTCAGGCAACCCTGCTGACTGCTGTGCGCGGTCTAGATTGTTACGAATAGACTGCATGATCGCTTCCTCACGAGAGCTAATCGCTTGCTCGCGAGACTGATTGCCTTGCTGACCCGCTGCTTGAGCTTGCTGTAGGATTTGCTGCATCATCTGCATTTGCGCACCCATAGCCTGCTCCATGCGTCCCATACGGTCGATCTGCTCGCGATAGCCTGGGGGAAGTGAAATCGCGTTCTCATCTTCGTACTTCTGGAACTCTTCAGAGAGTTTAGCCGACATTGCCGCTGCGTCACCTTTTTGCGATGTGACTGGTTGAGCCACGCCAGGTTGCGCTGGGCGGTCGTTACCCATCTTTGCATTCTTCGTCATGGACTTGAGAGCGGCTGCCATAAGTTTAGCCGTATCCTCTGGGCCACGGCCCGTCTTTTCCATGATGAAATTTGCAACGTCATTGATGGGTTTCATCTGTGCCTGCTTGTAGTTCAGGTCACGATAGCGTTCGTACGTACCCGCAATCTGTGATGGAGATAGCTGACGCTCTTCGTCACCAATCTTCACGTTGTATATGATTGCATCAGCTTGTGATTTGTCGCCTTCAGTCTCTGGGGATGCTGCGGCTACTGCTTTTTCTTGTGCAGTTGGCGGCGCGTCCTTCGGTGCTGCTGGGGCGGGTTCGCCCATTTGCTTTGCGGCGATGCGAGCTACTTGCTCGTTGTCCATTGGGTTAGCCATTGTCTATCCTTTCTGAGCGGCCTTGGCGGCTCGTGGCTTCTTCAAGTGAAAGCTCGCCCTCAAGTTTGTGGACGAGCCTTTCGGGCAGATTAAGCAGTTGCTCTGCTGCCCATATTGCCCCTCTTTGAAAGTCCATTTGCTGTTGCGTCATTTCTTGGGTTCGAGCCATAGACAAAGCAAGTTGCAGGATTTCCTGTCTCATTACTTCGTTTACGTGGCTCCACCCCTTACTTTCAGCGAGGTCTATGATGTCTTTGATCTTGTTTTTGATTGTCATGGTGAGGGGGTTGAGGTTACTTCTTGGTTTTTAGGCCAGAGGGTTTCTTCTTAACTGGTGCTTTCCCAGCGCGTACTGGTGAGCAGCCCTTTTTCTTTAACGGTGCCTTTGCCATTACTTTTTTCCTTTCTTCCAAGAGGTACGCTTGGAACTGGTTTTTTTTGCGACACTTTGCGACCTTTTGCGACCGCCTAGCCTTGCGTACACGGACAGTCTTTGTGCTGCATCGTGCCTGACTGCGTTTTCTTGCCGAGCTTTTTGACCTCCTTAGATGTCTTAGCCATATCTCTATGTCCCTTCTCGTTAGCAGTCCCACGCTTTGCGTGACCAATAGTTTGCTGACAGTTTATTGGACGTGCCCTTGATCCCACCCGAACGGGCGCAGTACGA